GGAAACCTTGCCCGCCCGTTCATTCGGTTTTATCCTGTTGCCTATGACTGGCCATACCACCACCTACCTTGTCTTGTGTTGTGTCCATACCACCCCATACCATAGCAGGAACCGTGCCAAACAGGCTAACCCCATGTGCCGCAACACCCGCACCCACGCACAATGCCGGTATTGTGCAATCGCCTGCCTATTGTGTGCACCCGCATGCTTAAAATGTGCAAATAGGCTGATTTAGTGCTCATTTGTGCCCCTACCCGGCATCCGCGCAGGTTTGAGTCACCCCCAGGCCACCCCCGTCGATATGATTGCAGTCTTGGTCTCAGAAATTATAGAATTTTCTCAGGTGGGTGTGGGGTTAAGTTGTTGTTGTGGTTGGGGATTTGGTGGTATTTACCCGTGAAACAATGGTGGTTTTTATGCTTGACAGGGGTGGTTGATTTTGTGGAAAATGGGAGTAGGATGAAAGGGTGGTGGATATGCTGATAACTCTTTGCAGGCCAGTGTGGTGGGAGGATCGCGTCTCGGGAGGCGATCCGATTTTGTCCGCAGTGCGGGTGCCGGGTGAAGGGTGATGAGGAAGTGAAGCAGGCGGAGTTTATGATGGGACCTGAGAAGTTGCCGCCGGCGGTGGAGTGGAAGGCTGGGAAGGTTGTTGGGTGCCGGTTCTGCGCGACGACCCTTCCGATGCCGGGGATTCCGCCCGGGACGAAGCGGCCGGTGTGGATAACATCTTTCTCTTGCCACCGGTGCCATCGGGAGAATCGGTTTGGTCCTCCGGCGGCGCAACCGGTGGTGGTGGATTCCGAGCCAGACCCTTTGGCTGGCGAGACGGGTAGGGCCATTCTGGAGACGCTTACCGAGATTGAGGACAAGCTGAAATGGAACTGAAATCTGAGCCTGCATTTGGGAACTATTCGGGCGGGAAGGACGAGTGGCTGACCCCTCCGGAGATTATCCGGGCATTGGGTGACTTTGACTTGGACCCGTGCGCTCCCGTGAATCCGCCCTGGCCGTCGCTGGCGAAGCGATCGTACACGATCGAGGATGATGGTCTGTCGAAACCGTGGGAAGGCCGTGTGTGGCTCAACCCGCCGTATGGCCGGGAAACGCCGCATTGGATTTCTCGCTTAGCCGATCATGGATGGGGGATTGCCCTGACCTTTGCCAGGCCGGATACCGGGTGGTTCCATGACGATGTTTTCCAGAAGGCCGCGGCGATCTTCTTTTTTCGTGGGAGGTTGAAATTTTACAACGTCGATGGGACGCTAGCCAAATACTCGGCTCCGGCCCCATCCTGTCTGATTGGTTATGGTTTGGCTGATAGTGCGGCGTTACTTCATTTTTCCACAGTGAATAATGGATACCTTGTCTTCCTAAGATAATCTCCGGGGACGGTTGGTAGGGGGTATGGTTTCGGGTGATCGCTTCGTTTGCTGCCCGCCTTCATGGTTTTGATTTCCGGTCGGTCTGCGGTGGTTCCCGATTTCGCACGTTTTGGTTGAGAATCGCTGCTTTTCTGGAATAGGAGTTGTGTTAATACAAGGGTTAATTCATTCCCGAATAGATAGTTCTCTAAAGACTCTCCCCCTGATTTACCCGCCCACCGAAAATCACGCTAAGTTGTTGCCATGAAAGAGTTTTGTTTAATCGGGACTCACCCCCGACCCTTGGACGCTGATCGGCCTTATTGTTTTCCCGTCCCACGCCAAGATGACTTTGCCACGGTGTTCGGAGTTTCTTCGCCCCAATCCCAGATCGCCACTGCGATGTCCCCGGCCGTTCGGCATGATGCCGGGGATTTTTGATTCCAGGGTCAAGGGGGTTTTGGTTGTTCGGCGGGACAAGATGGCCGGACGAGGCCGATAACTCTCTCCAAGGTCGGTTTTATATCATCAGGATTTAACAAAAGAATTTTGTGACCAACAGGAAGACGGCGGAGATAGGCGGTCTTGAATACGACAACCGGCCCATTCGTCACGCACAGATATGGTTTGCCGTCTTGGGTCCAAAAGGTAACACCGGCATCGTAAAGGCCGGACATAAAGGCCGTTTTCATCTCGGACGTGTGTTTACGGCCTTCTCGTAGTTTTCTTTGGATATACCGATCTTTGACTTTGCGATGGAAGGGCCGACGATGCCGCCCGGACGTTTTTGTGATTCCACGGCCGCTCATGACGGCTCCGGGCAATAAAAAAACCGGATGGGGGCTGGTCGTCCCGTCCGGTCTTGTAATTGGCTTTGGTTTCCCGCCGCCTGTATTTTTTCGATTCGTGTCATTGACCAGCCTTTCTGACCGCCAGTAAAATACCTCAACAACGCTTTTGCAAGGTTTTTTTCTTGACTTTGGTAAAAAAAATCGTATCGTGTTGTCAGACAACGACAAATAATTTGGAGGTTCAAATGCGTGAGATGGTCAAAAACTCAATTTCAGTCCGGTACATGGGCCGGGTCTACGTGGTTCCGAAGAACGTGAAGGTGGAACTTGACCGCCTGCTGAAGCCGTGGGAGATGACGGCGGAGGACGAGAAGGCGTTCACGAAACCGGAGACCGCGTTGCCGGCGAAGAAGGACGAGAAGAAAAAGTAATGCCGGTCAGGAAGGCGCCGTATTCTCGGGAGCCTGGCGCCTCGGTCTACCCGATCCGGCCGGGCGTGATATTCAAACTCAAGACGCCAAAGGTCAGGCGAAATCCCCGGCTTGACAAGTTGCGGATGGCGTTCGATACCTTCATCTGGGTCCAGTTGGTCGGCCCGAAGATCCGCAGCAAACCCCCGAAATGCCGAAAATGCACGATCGTCATGGCAGACGTACCCCAGACGAAGGGGCTGGCAAACAAACTGCTGGTCTGTAAACGCCGGGTCCAGTTCAAATACCTGACTGAATTGCTGTCCAAGGGCTTCACAGTCCAAGGAAAAGCAAAATGGGATTACACGCGGGCAGCGTGGAAAACATTTTACCGGGCAATCGGATTAGACGGCAACTGGTAAATTTGGACTACAAAACCTACTGATTCCCCACATTTATAGTTTTCACCAAAAAAGCGTCACAAAACCCCATGAAAATAAACGACTTGTTGCTAATAATTCGCTTGTTTATTGGCCTTTTGCAATGTATTGCATACGGCAGAGGGAACAAAAATGGCAAAAGTCCTATTGCCCGAGGACCTGAAAGATGCCGCCCGCGAACACGCCGCGGCCAACGTCGTCGAGATCAACCCCGAACTCGCAGGGCTTCCGGTTCGCCAACGCCGCGTCATCGAAATCCTCCTGAAAGACCCCAATCTGTCGTTCGACAAAATCTGCCAGTTGGCCGGCTATAAACCGGGCAATGAGAACAACGTCAAGCGGGCGATCGGTGGAAAACTGGCCAAATCCATGCGGGAAAATGGCCTGTTCGAGTCCGACCTAATCCAATGCCTTCTCCGGCAGTTGAACGCCACGAAGATTGTTTTTGCCACCGAACGGGAACGGGATTCAGAGGGGAAGATCATCAGGGAGAACATCCGCGCCTTGGAAATCCCAGACAACAGTGCCCAGTTGACGGCCCTGAAAATTGCGGCCCATCTTGGCGACTACTTCCCGGCCAAGAAGATCGAGGGGAGCTTAAAAACTGAACATACCGGTCGGGTTTTCCTTGGCGTCCCGGTTGAGGACTTGGAGGCCAGAAGGAAACAGTTGGAGGCCAACGGTGTAAAGGCCGAATTTGAGGTGGTCGATGACGACGACCACGGCGCCGCTGACCCCGAGCAAGAGGAAGAACGGGTGGCATGAGAGGCACGGCCAAAATAAAGCGGGTGGATGCCGCCGAACTGCTGGCGATCGATGCCGAACTGGTCCACGCCGGCGACCGCTGGACATACCTCAAGCGGTTCGTCTATACCCACGACGAGCGAGACAAGACCGTCCCGTCAAAGGTTTTCCCCGAAAAGGCTCTCTACCGAGTTATCCAGCGCGGCCTCCACGAGTACCCGAACATCTTCATGGATAAGTCCCGGCAGATCATGATTACCTGGCTTCTGGCCGCCGACCTGCTTTACGACATTCTCTTTTTGCCGAATCGCCGGAACGGGTGCGGGAGCCAAAACGAGGACAAGGCCATCGCTATCGTGTCCCGCGCCCAATTCATCTACATGCAGTTGTTCAACCGCCATTTCCCCGGACTGCCTGAACCACGGTGGTCCCGCGAACGGCCCGGTACGGACACGGAGATATACATTCCTTCGACGAATTCGATCATGGCCGCCGTCCCCCAGGGGGGTGAAACTTGGGCGTCCCTGACGTGGTCTACGGCCTTTCTGGATGAGATTTCAAAGCAAGCCGAGGCTTTCAAGGCGTACCAGTGCGCTCTGCCTGCCGCCGAGCGGGTTATCTGCGTCGGGACCCCCAACGGCAAAGAATTCAGCTACCAGAAGATGTACGGCTTTGACCGCGGACGGCAAGTGGGCGAGAAACTGATCGATACGATCGACACCCAACCCCGATACAGGGAAGCCGAAATCCTTGAAATGACAATGGCCGAATTCAATGCCTGCCGGTTCGAGGACTTGGTTGCCAGCATCCCCGGTATGCGGTTCTGGAAAATGAAGATCGGCGACGAAGTGACCCCTTGTCTGCGGGTCCATTACTCCGCTGACCCCGATCGGCGCCCCGGAACGGCCGTCGGGGACGCATGGAAGGCCAAGGAGCGGCCGAAATATAGCAAGGCGAACTGGGACCGGGAACAGGAAATCGATCACAACACCTACGAAGGCCGGCCGGTCATCGACAACTGGGACGACACGGTGTTCATGCGTCCCCTTCGGTACGACCCCAAAGTCGAACTGGTTATCCCGGTTGACTTCGGCAGTGAGGTCGCCTGCGCTGCCTTCATGCAGCGCCGGAAACTGGATAAATTCGACTTTTACCAGGCTCATATCCTCCGCGAGGTCGTGGTCAGGAACGGAAATACCTTTGTTTTGGCTGACGCCATCGTAAAGGCCATTCGGGATCACTTCCCCGAAATCTGGCGTACCCAGAACTTCATCTGCCACCCTGACCCGGCGGGCATGCAAAAGACGGCAACAACTTCAAGCACGTCGTTGAATACCGACATCAAAATCTTGCAGTCCAAGGGATTGCGGTGTCGGACGCGTAAGTTTGGGGTGGGGGAATCCGCCCGGTTTGTTGAGACGTTGTTCACCCAATGTTCACCCGCCGGCGACCCGCGCATCCTCGTTGATCCGTCGTGTGAGTATCTGGCTTCCTGCTACCGCGGGGGATGGCATTACCCGGAGGCTCTGCCGGGGACCAGCGACAACAAGCCGGAGAAGGACGGCGAATTCGACCACGGCGGCGACATTACCCGCCACGGCCTTTGCAATATGTTCAAAATCGAGGAAATGGATGAACGGGCGCCAATACCGATCGCCGTCCCTGTCAGGGCAAGACATACCGCCAGGGTGATCGCCAGCCGGCGGCCGAACCTTTCCAGGTGGAGGGTAAATCGTGGAATCCACGGCTGATACCGACAAGAAAACTGCGATGCCGAAACCGGGAACGACCCTTCGGCAGATGACCGACGCCGAAGCCTTGGAGTGGATCGAGGAAAAGTATAAATACGCGGTCACCGAGAAACTGGAAGCCCTTGAACGAGCCGAGCGGTACGACAACGTGTATCAGGCTTTGGACCCGCCTGACCTGCGGATCGATACCGACAGCGACCGAATTGAGGAAGATGAGACCCTGTATGCCAATTCCTTCCTGCCGGTGGTGGCGGCCAAGGTTGACACGGCGGTCGTGAACGTCCACAACACCCTTTTCGACGCGCCCGAGTATTTCCGGGGAGACGCCGACGATGAATTCGACGATCTAGTGGTCAAGGCAAAGATCGTTCCCCACATGGTCAAGACCCACCAGCAGATCAAATTTCGGTACACGGTGTTCAAGGCTATCCTGTCCGCCGCCTGTTTCGACTATGGCGTGACGCTGGCCTACTGGCAACTGGAACCGGGATACATCCCCGACCGGGAAACCTTCATCGAGGACGTGAATCTGGCCCCCGGCGTGACTCTCCCGCGCCGACGGATCGATTTCAAGATGCGGTGGGTGCCGGACAAGATCGACCGATTCAATCTCCGGTATCTCCCGTTTCGGCAGTGTTTCCATGACCCTGCCTCGATCAACGGCTTCGAGGATAGTGCGTTCTTCTTCTTCTACGAGTGGGTGGATTTCGCCCTACTCAAAGAACGGGCGGGTGGGCCGGAATCGCCAAAGAGTCTGTACTACAACCTTGATGCCATCGAGAAGGCGATGGAGGAATCCGTATCGACCGGATCGTCACATGCCAACACCGAGGCCGAGAGTGACACCTATATCGACGGCGACAGGGTGAAGGTCATTACCTGCATCACCAAAGACCACTTGGTTGAGAAGTGCGGCGACCAGATAATCCGGCGCCAGGACCTCTTTGACTGGCCCTGCCAGTTGTGGACGTGGACGGAGAAAGAGGCGTCATTCCGGGGAATCGGCCTGATCCAGCGCGTCGAACGCGAACAACTGGACATCAACGCCACCATGTCCGATCGGCGTGACTACTGGAACATTGCCCTGCATCCCCCGTGGGTGGTGGATCAGAGCCTTCTTAAAGAACAAGGCGGCGTGGTCGAAATATATCCCGGTCAGTCGTATGTCAAGTCCGACTCCAATGCCGACCCCCGCAATCTCCTCTACCCGGCCGTCCTTGGCGGGACACCCCCGTCAGCGCCGATGCAGGAAATGGGTTTTGAAATCGGCATCGTCGAACAAGTCATGGGTGTATCGCAGAACCTCATGGGCCAGTATGCCACTGGCCGGAGAACGGCGACGGAGGCCGGACAGGTCGGCGCAGGCCAGGCGGCCCGATTCGGTGGTGTCGTGGAGAAGTTCGAGGTAACGGCCCTGGAACCGATATACCTTCACCAGTTCCGGTTGAACCAACTCTACATGACCAGGGAGATGCGGTTCAAGCACTACGGTGAAGATGGCTACCGGGCGGTCATTGTCAGCGGCAACGACTACAAGATGACCGGCTCCGTCTGTTTCACCGCCGTCGGTTCCCGGCACCTGCGTGAGGATGCGGTAAACAATCAGCAGTTCATCGCGGGGATGGACAGGGCGTTGCAGTTCCCGCAGTACAACAACCTCAAGAACCTTTTCAAAGACATGTGGAAGCGGCTGGCGCCGAAGGAATACAACAAATACCTCGTTGATGAAACTGCCGGAGCGCCGAACATCCCGCCGAATGTTGAGAATATGATTATGGCGCAGGGGCACACCATTGCCGTTTCCCCGGCCAACGACCACGAAGCGCACCTGGCCGCGCATGGGCGATACAAAATGATGCCCGACTATCAACTCTGGCCATCGCATTACCGGCAACGGATGGAAGCCCACGAACGTGACCATCAGGGAGCGATGCAGCAGGCGAACGCCGGCGGCAGAACCAATTCACTGACCACGACCCCCGGCGGTCCCAGTCGGGTCATGCAGGGCGTCAGGCCACCATCGATAGGGGTGACGCCGTGAGGATGGCGCGGAAACAAATGAGTGAGGCGGCGGCGCGGATGAAAGCCTTCACCGAATCGCCGGAATACAAAAAGATCATGGACTGGTGGGACGGTCAAATAGGGGAGGAAAACAAAGTGGCTCTGGACAACATGGGCGACGAGGATACCCCGGAAGTCAACAAGATCGCCCGGAGAGCCAAAATGAGAGCGAACGATTTTCAAGAACTCAGGAATCGGCTTCGGGCCTACCTGATAAACTATATGCAGGAGTGAAAGTATGTATTTCCGTAGTAACACGCGATTTTTAGCCCCTGACAATCTCGGCGGCGGTGGTGCGGGCGGCGGCGACGCGGCCGGTGCAGCCGGAGCGGGGGGAAGTCAGGTCGGCGGCGCCGGTGCGGGCGGGACTGGCGGCAGTGATGCTGGCGGTTCGGCCGGTTCCGACAAAGGCGGCTCGGGGCAGTCATCCGGCAAAAATGCACCCGACTATTCCAAGATAATCGCGGAGAAAGACGCGAAGATCAAGGAACTTACGACCGGCCTGGATACGGCCGGCCAGAAGATCGGCTCCTACCGGAAGCTGGAAGAACGGATGAAGTTGAATCCGGTCGAATTCGCCAGCCAAATCCTGAAGGATGCCGGGATCGAGAAATTTTCCCTCGGCGACGCGGCAACGGGAACGAACGACACCGATCTCTATGACGCCGAAGGGAAAGTTGACCCGAAGAAACTCCAGAAGTTGCTGGACGAACGTGACCGTCAGAACGAACTCAAGCGGATGCAGAAGAACGCCACGGCCGATACGGTCATCTACGAGGACCAGATGCGGAAGAAATATCCTGACTGGGATACCTCGAAGGATGAACGGGATGCGATCAGGCTGGCCCAGATCGCCGGTGACATTCGGCCGTCGGAATTGTACCACTTGGCAAATGTGGCCAGGAAACTGCCGCAAATTCTGGAAGGTCACAAGGCTCTGGTCATCAAGGAGTATCAGAAGGAACTCGACGAAAAGCGAGGTGCGAGTGGCGCCGGTGGCGGTACGGGTCGCGGGGAAACCAAGCTGCCGGAAGGTTCGGTCGATATTCGGGACAATCCCGATGAAGCGGGCCGAGTTCTCGGTAGGATGAAGCGAGTAGTCTAACAACCTGGAGTATTGATGCTACCAAACGCTGCCACATTTCTCAGAACGGTTCGGGACACGGCCGATCCGATAGCGCAGGATAAGCCGCTATTCATCGGTGACAAGGTGTGGATGTTGGAACCCGACCAGAATCAGGCATTGTCCTGGCTCATGGCCAACGGGCGACCGACCGAAAAGGTCTACAACCATACCTTCGGCCACCTTGAGGATGCCCCGTTCCCGAACTGGGTCGAATACACTGGCGCGGATGAATCTTCGCAGGCGGTAACTGGCCTGACCATCGACAACGTGTACGAGCGGTGCGCAGAGGGGCAAATTCTCATGTGCGCCCGTACCAAGGAGTTGATGCGTCTGACGGCCGATCCCGTCAGCGCGGACACGACCGGCGCCGTTGCCCGTAATTTCGGGCGTGGTGTTGCGACCGATCTTCTCAAGAAGGGCGACAAGTTGTTGCTCTTGACCCCGCAGATGTACGAGGGATTCACGACCGGCAAGGGACAGTCCGGGGTGGGCGTCTATAAGTCGTTCACCACTGGTATCGCGTCCTGGCCGGTTCGCACCACGTACACCGAGCAGGTCGAAAAGCGCTATGACGGGGCAACCCCGTTCGAGCGCGATTTGGCGAAATCGTGGATTCGGGTGAAGGATCAGATGGAGAATGGCGCCCTGTTCGCCGCCCAAAAGGAAGATTCTTCCTCGTACACCCAGAACTTCCATACGTTCTCGGGCCTCTACGATTTCATCACCACCAACGTCTTCTCGGTCAATGGAACCCTGTCGCGCATGGACCTGTTGGACATTCTCCTGGAATGGGGACAGTTCTACAAGGGCAACTGCGCGATCCTGTGTTCCGCCGCCTGGAAGGCGATGGTGACGGAATGGGCCTATGGTCAAATGCTGTACGATCAGGGAGCCAAGGCGCTCGGAATGAACATTGAGCAGATCAATCTCAATGGCAAGTTTTACAACCTGATCGAAGTGGACAAACTGTCCCAAGACCCCGACCTCATGGGCATCGCGTTTCTGTGCCCGGCCGGAAAGTTCCAGTATCATCCTCTGGTCGATAAGGATGGTATCGTGAACGACATCCACTATTCGCCGATCTCGCGTGACGAAGTGCATCAGAAGGAAGGCGAAATCTGGGGTGAATTCGGCTACGAATTCTATGATGAAGAAACCTGGGGTCTCATCACCGGCGTGGAATTCTAAAGGAGGCGACCATGTTACTCGCAAGAGAAACCGATTGGATTTACAAGCGATACGCCCGCCGCGCCGTTGACACCGCCGTTGGTCTGCATATCAGGTACAAAGGCGGGACTACGGGTTCCGCTGTCGGTATCATCACGACTGCGGCCGTGACCACCGACATCACCTTTGAACAGGGTGCAACGGTCGGGGCCGCTGCGGTCGGTACGGGTGTCAATCCGGGTGCCAACGGTGTGATCGACCTGACCAGCTACACCACCCTCGCCGCCTTGATGCGTGAGATCAACGTCAACGGGGCGGATGACTGGGAGGCGTGGCCGGGCGATTACCCTCTGGATGCCCTGACCAACATCTCGGCCGGAAACGGGGCTTTCCTCGTCGTCACCGATCAGGAATGTCAGGGTGCGATGGGCTATGCCCTGTGCTACGACACCAGCTTACCCACCGCGGAAGTATTCCCGGTGGCGGTCAGTCTGTGTGGCCCCTCGACGCGGCCGCACGCGCATGATCGGATGGTCCGCCATGAAATCCTGAAAATCACGGCGACCCTGACCTATGCGTCCGGCAACTCGTACTTGTATATCTACGAGTGCGACGACATCGCCGGGACCAAGACGCTGATCGACACCCTGACTCCGGGGGCGACGACCGTTCAAAAGACCTTCGGTACGGGCGATACCCCGCTCTACTTCACGGAAGGCAAGCGGCTGGTTGTGGAGGCGTACAACGACGCCACGGCGATTACCGCGCCGAGCATCGAAGTCGATGCGCGTTCGCTGGTGCTTTCCCCGGCCCGTCGGCCTGGAAAGTTCATGAGCGACTACTAACATTAACCACGGGTGGGGTCGGGAAACCGGCCCCCCTGTGCTTTGGAGAATTGTATGGCGTTTAAGAGAATCAAGATCGACAGTCAGTACCCGGACAATATGCCGATTGCGGCGACGTTCATGGCCACCGAGGACTCGCCCCATCTCAAACTGATTATCAAGCCGGTGGAAGAAAAGGCCGACCCGACCGGAAAACGATCGATCCGGGTCGATGCGTCGGGCATGCGTGTGACGTTTCGGGCCGGGACGTACCGGACGCGAAACTCGGATATTCTGGCCGGGCTTCTGGCGCATCGGGCGTTCGGGCAGAGTTCGCGGGGTTTCACGATCGACGAACGAGACGAGACCGGATTCTGGCGGGCGACCGGGCATATCGAGACGGCGACGGTTCTGGTGGCCAAGGTCAAGGGTGTGCCGTCCAAGCCGGACCCCGCAAAGCTGAAAAACATGCTTGCGGCGGTGAAGGAAAATGTGAAGGTGAGAACCGGGGAGGATGGCAGTCTGGCTCCGGTTGATCCGCTGGTCAAGTTCTAACGGGAGGCGGCGATGGCATCGGTAGCGTATCTGGCCGACATGCTCATGCAGGAAGCGGGAAAAGCGAGTCCCGATGTACGCCTGCGAATTGAGGAGAAGATCGGGGAAGTAACCCTGGAAATCCTCCAGGAGAGCGAGGGCCGGTTCAAACGGCTGGCAAAGACGCAGAACATCAGCGTCCTTGCCACCGTCAAGGACTACCTTCTTCCAAGCGACTATTTTACCGCCCGGCGGGAGATCATCGAGATCGATTCCGATGGTAACTTTGTTCGCCGGGTGTACGTCGTTTCGGAGATGGAGGTCTATACCCGGATTGAGGCCGACACCAACCTGAGCAAATCCTATTGCTGGATTGATTTCAGGGAGGATGGGGCCGAAGGCCGGGGGTACTATCTCCACTTGGCAGTCGAACCGACCGAGGCCGCAACCTACCGATTCGCCTACTACCGCCAGCCAAAGGAAGATGATGCTGAGGTCATCGACAGTTTCACCCTGATAAAGAGGGGAGTCAGGGGGAACCTGCCGGACCTATTCCCCAAGACGGCCGAGGTTGACATTCAGATATATCTCGGTCGTCTCGGGCAATCGGGGGAGAATCCTGGTCAGCACGTCACGGAGATAGTCGTTCATCCGGGGCGGCGCCGGGGACGGCTGAATTCCCTGCAACACAAGATCGGAAGTGGACTATGAAAAAGGCGGTATTGATTCTGGTACTGATTTCCGTAGCGTTCGCGTTTATTCCAGCGAAGGCCGACAACTTGGCGACCCTGATGAAGAAGTTCTCGGAGCGCACCGGGGAGCCGGATACGTCAACGGCCAGCGTCAGCGACAGTGCCAAGGTCCATTTCCTGAACTTGGCGCAGAACAAGGTGGCCCGCCTTGGGGGGCTGATCCCGAAGCGGGTAGACGTGACATTTGACCCGGACTCGCAGAAGTACCTGTTGCCGGCGGGTCTCCGCGCCATCAGGCACGTCAGGGTGTGGAATGATGGGTG